AGAAAATTTAGACATTTGTTGGTGCTGCCACCGACATTATACCGAATTGAAGCGGTTTCGGAGACCTGGAGACCTGTTGGACAGCGATTTTACAGGGCCCTATGTATTAGATAATAACAGACCTCTTTGCCAGCTCGACGAAAAAGCAGTGAAGGCATTCGAAGAAGATTATAAATTAAATAAAAATGATATAAATGCGGATAGAGCATTTTTTAATATAAATACAAACGAAGCATATAATTATATTGATAAAAATAGACAAATCGCAGATAGAAATTTCAATCAATATTTATATGCAAATAGTATGAAAAATAAAAATATATATGAGAATGATGGTTACAGGATTAAACAAGATAATACAAGAAATTATAAGAATAGTCTTAATACAGAAAAAAATAATTTTGTAAATCGTACTGTTAATACAAATCCATATGCTAAAAATATAAATGTAGGAGTTACAAGAATACAAGCAATAGATTCAAAAAACAATGATCATAATATGTATAAACAACAAGCATCTTCTAATAAAGCAAAGAAAAATAAATTTAATCCATTTGCGATATATTAAATATATTTAAAATTGAAAATGTAATATTATTAAAATATTAATAAATACTTTAATAATGAATAAATACACACAATTTTTAAATAAATGTGAATTAATTGATTATAATTCTTCAAAAAAAGATATATGTGAAGAATTATTAAAGGATAAAGTTGCTAAAAAAATATGCCGAGACTTAATCCATGATGATTGTATTGAAGACATATTAAAAAGTAATGAAATTAAAGGTTATATTGCGATAGCGAATGGAGAATATATTGGTTTCATATTTTTTAAAATAAATTATGATACATATTATCTATCATTAATAGCAACAAAACCGAAATTAGGATTTCCACTTGGTCAAATATTATTAACAAAAATGGAAGAAGAAGGTAGAATAAATAAAGCATATAATTTACAAGCAGATGCGATACCAGAAGCAATTCATTTTTATGAAAAAATGAACTATGAAATAAAATATCAAGATGAGAAAACTAAAGAATATTTAATTGAAAAAAAATTATAAAATTTATTTATATATTTTATATTATTTATTTATTTAATTAATAATATAATGATTAAGATGACAATTAAACAAATCCAAGATTATATATTAACTCTTACAACAAAATGTAATCAAAAATTTATAGATATTAGATTATATTATAATGAATATAATAAATATACTAAGGATTATTATTATCAAGATATAGTTTTTGTAATACAAAAAGAATCTTTTAAAAAATTAATAAGTGATTTTTTAGTTAATTTAAAACAAATACGGTATAATAAAGATAGAAATCAAATAATTATATTTTACAATGAACATGTTAAGAAAAAGAGAATTGATTTTTTATTTGAACTTAGTTCCAATTCAAAGGGTTATAAAAATTAACTCTTGATAATTCGTTTAATTGTTTTAAAAATAAAATAATATTATTATATATAATCATAATATATAATAATGAGTATTCGTGTAGCAACTTTTAATTTTTATTGTCGCCCCCGTTGGTCATTCTGGGATAATCAAGTAATTCGTGCCAAATTAATAGCAAAAGAAATTGAAGAATTAGAAGAAAAAGAAGGTAGAAAAATAGATGTATTATGTTTACAAGAGATTGTAGATAATAAAGTACATAAAATCTTAAAGAAAGAATTAAAAAAAATTGGATTTATCTTTAAATCAAAAAGATTAGATACAACTTGGAGATTAAATGGAGGTATTATAATATATTCAAGATGTCCAATTATTGAACAATCATCAATGGTTTTTAAATTAAAAAACAGTTATATATGGAATGCCCCTGCTTCAAAAGGAGCTGTATGTGTTAAAGTAATGAAAGATTCAAAATATTTTCATATTGTAAATACACATTTAGATTCATTTAAAGAAGAATTAAGAAAAAAACAAATGTGTAATATGAGAGATTGGTTAGATAATAAATGTATTCCAGAAGATGAAGCAATAATTATATGTGGAGATTATAATATTGATTATCATAATGAAGAAATTAATAATGTAGATGAAATTTTTGAATATCAATTCGCTGAAATAGATTCCTCAAATTCAGTTTGTGATTATTCAATAACAAAAGATAATGATTGGGTAAAAAGAAGAATAACAAGTAAAAATGATCCAGATAAAAAATCAGAATTATTAGATTTCTTTATTTATGATGGTGAAGATGTTACATCTGCCAAAATGAAAATAGTTGATTTAGAACATAAACAAAAAGCACATAATATAATATATTCAACACCATTCTTTTTTAATATTCTAACACCTTGGAAAAAATTAAAAGTAAAAGATATGAGTGATCATTATATGGTTATATGTGATTTCAAATGTTAATTTTATGAATTAGTTATAATAATCCAGAAAATATATAATTCAATTAGTTTTAGATCTTTTAAATAATTTAAAACTAAATTTTTTTTTACATTTTTCATTTACTTTATTTTTACTTAATATTTTATTTTTTAATAATATATTTTCATTTAATAATATATTATATTGTTCTTCTATTTCAGTTAATTGATTTTGTAATACAGCATTATCATATTTTAATTGTTTTTGATGTTTAAAATATAAATGAACGAAGTAATTAAATTCTTTTTTAAATTCTCCATTGTTTGTTTTTTCTATTTCACTTATTAAATAATTAATTAAAAACATTTTTTAATTAATTAAAAGAATCAATTTTATTTTTATTCTACTATTACATATTTTTTACCAATTATATAAAAATAAATTCTTTTTAATATATTAGGTTTTGTTTTTTTAATAAATTTTTCTTTTTGATATATTAATTTATTATTTTCCTGTTGATAAAAACTTAATTTCATTTCTAATACATTTATTTTATTTTCTAATTTTTCAATGTCTTTTTGGTAATCATCAATTGATGATAATAATATTTTTGTTTCATATTGGTTCATACTTGTGCTTCTACTTGATTCTTCAATTGATTCAATATCACTAAGATTAATGTCGTTTAAATGATAATCTAAGTTTAAATGTCCTGTCATTTTATATTTACTTTAAGACATAAAATAAATTTTAATAATATAATTTACGTTTTAAATAATTCAAAAATTTACGGTAAAAAGGAGTTTTTAATTTTATTATTTCATTATATAAAAGTTTATTTTGTTTTTTTAATTGTTTATTTTGTGTTTTTAAAACATAAATTTCATTTTTTAATTCATTTTTTCTTGTTTTATATTTTCTTGCGTTTTTTTGAGTTATATGTTGTTGTTTAAATTTCATAGCAGTGTCAGACATTTTAAATATTAAACTTAATATCTAAAATATTTTCATTTTTATATTGGATTTTTTGATTTTTGAATTAATTCATTTACTTAGTATGGAATTTTGCTTGCATTCCCATAGCACCTACTTCGTAGAATAATAATTTTGAAGCATATGGTAATGATATTTCTGAGAAGTTTGATTTATTATTACATTTTTTACATTCTGCGATATTCTTTTCTGGATTTACTACTGCGATTAAACCACATTCATCACAAACATGAGTTGAGAATTTATCTGAACATTCCACATGTTTATCTTTCATATAATAAGCCATACCATGTGATAATATACAATCGGTTTCCATTTCCTTTTATACCCCAGCTTTCGCTGAACTTTAACACTTTAAAAGTGGGAATAGACTGTATCTTAAGCTCTCTCAGGTTGATTAAACCTTCATTGAGAACCCATATCCGTTCAGTCGTTGAATGCCTCTCATATTCTATCATAACGAATTTAGAGAGTAACACTGCGGATTGTCCATTGTAATATCCTTAATCTTTTTACCATTGGGTTCGGTAATTAACCGAGTTCCTTTTACAAGTTTCCAAGTAAAAGTGGTAATTAAGGCTTTAGGAGTTTCCCGCAACAAGATATGTTGCCATTTAAAAATGACTAGCAATAACCTTTTAAGCATTGCTGAGGCAATTTGTTTACCTAATCTTAATCCTCCTTCTCTTGATCTACCTTCAGATGGTTGTCTTGTTAATGCGTTGATTGGTCCTTTTGCTCTTGCGTGCATTTTATCGTGAACCATATGTTTTAATCTTTGGTAATAAGTAGGTCCTATAAATATTTGTGATTTAATCATTTCTCCTGTTTCACCATTATATAAAGTTTCACGTCCTGACCCATTGAATCCTTCTTTTTGTAATAATTCACTAATATGATTAGAATCAAAATGTTCAAATGGTGTTCCATCAAAGTATTTACCTTTTAATGAACCGACTTTTCCTAAAATACATTCAATTAATTGTGCGATAGTCATACGAGATGGAATACAATGTGGATTAATAATGACATCTGGGATAACACCATCTTCAGTTACTGGCATATCTTCTTCGTCCATTATCATACCAATTGTACCTTTTTGTCCATGTCTTGAACACATTTTATCTGCGATTTCTGGGATTCTTGTTGATCTTACTCTTACTTTTGCTAATCTATATCCATCATTATTATATGTTAATTGTACTTTATCCACAATACCATCTTCATTATGTCTTAATTGTATTGATGTATCTTTATATTTTAAATTTTTCTTTGAAGAGAATGATTTACCAATAATTGGTGTCATTTTTCCAATAATTACATCATTACCTTTTACTTTTGATTCTTTTTTAATCATACCATCTTTTCCTAAATTAATATATGAACCTTGTCTAATACCAATACATTTTTCTTTATCTGGAATACAAAATTTTTCTTCTGCTAATGCTGACATATCTTTCTTTTCTTCTGATTTGTATGTTCTATAAAATGTTGTATGAAATAATCCTCTTTCAATTGCTCCTCTATTAACAATAACTGAATCTTCTTGGTTATAACCAGTATGTGTAGCAATAGCAATAATTAAATTATCACCAGCAGGCATATCGTTTAAACCAATAATATCACTTGCTCTTGTATAAACAATAGGTTTTTGAGGATAATGTAAAATGTGATTAATTGTATCCATTCTATTTAATACATTTGTTGAGTTAATACCAATAGCTTGTTTACCCATAGCACATTGATAAACATTACGAGGAGATTGATTATGTTCTGGATATGGAATTAATGAAGCACAAATACCAAATATTAAACTTGTATGAATTTCACAATGACTAAATGTTATATGTTTATCTAACAGATTTTCTTGTTTCATTGCTATCATTGATGTTTCTAATTCATTAATATCTAAATATTCTACGATTTCATTACTAATCATTTTTTGCCAATTAATTTTTCCATTTTTGATTTTTGTTAAATCTCTTTTTTTAATATTTAATTTATTATTTTTTACAATAAATAATGGTCTTGTCAATCTTCCTTCATCTGTTAATATGATGATTTCATTTCTGCTTATTTTAAAACTAATAGATACTGAATAATTAATTCTTCCTTTTCTTCGCATTTGTTTAACTTTATTAACTAAATCTACTGGTTCATTGGTTACACCAAAATAATTACCATTAATAAATATTCTTGTTTCTTTTTGATCTATATTTTGTGGTTGTAAATCATTAATTAATTTAACACCAAAGTCTGTTAATAATGATTTTACTATTTCTGGGTTTGAATATGTTGTAATATTTGTTGATAATGATAAATTTTTAACTAAACCGACTGAATGACCTTCTGGTGATTCTGCTGGACAGATTACACCATATTGAGAGTTATGTAATTTACGAGGTGCTACTAATTTTCCTGTTTTACCAACTGGAGCATTCAATCTTCTCATATGTGATAATGTTGCTGAGAAAGTTAAACGATTTAACATTTGAGCTACACCAATTTTTTTATTTTCAACTCCAACTTTTGCGTTCCAATTACCTGTTGCTAATGAATATTTCAAACCATTCTCAATTATTGATTTTTTGATAAATTTATTAATTGATATATCTAAATTTTTATTAGTTTCTTTTAATATTGACATTTTTAATGCTTTTAACATATTTTTATATAATTTTCTAAATAATTGAGCCATTAAAACACCAGGTGTTTCTATTCGTTTATTTTTAAAGTTATCTCTATCAGTTGTTGTTTCTTTATGTAATAATACATTTAATAATTTTTTTGTAATATGACCGATGAAAAACATTTTTGCTTTATTTCCATCTGTAATATGAGATAATACTTTTGTTTTTACTAAGTAATCAACTGAAACATTTTTATTATTTAAAAATTTTTTAATATATACTTCAATGTCTTCAATATCTTCTAATACTCTATTTGCTTCAACAATTGATGGTCTTAATAATTCTATGTATTCTTTATAATCTTCATCTTGTTTATTGCTACCTAAAATATAATCTACAATTTCTTCATCTGTTTCTGCTCCTAAATATTTGAATAATACAAATAATGGTAAATCATCTTTTAAATTACTAAATCCTGCTTTTAATGTTCTTGCTCCTCTGATTCCATCCTTTGATAAGAATTTTACTTTAAATACATTTGCCATTTTTGTCATATCTGTATTTGAACGGACTTCTACAATATGTGAATGTTTCTTATCTTTTAATTTAAATACCAAAGGTTTATTATCGCACATTCTTTCTTGTGAAATAACTACTTTATCTGAACCATTAATGATAAAATAACCACCTTTATCAAATGAACATTCATCGCAATTCTTTTTGTATGTTTTATTTGTGGTTAAACAAAATTTAGAACCTTTCATTAATGGAACATAACCAATAATTTCATTTTTATTTACTGTATTTTTAATATCTATAATTTTATCTTCTTTGAAGTGTTGTACTGTTAAATTTAAATCAACACATAAAGGAACTGAATAAGTCAAATTTCTTTCTCTTGCGTATTTAGGATACATAATATTTGCTTTACCTTCTTTACAATAAAATAATGGACTTCCATAATTAATATTATCAAATTTTATATTATAAATGATTTTTTCGGTATCTGTTATTTTTTTTGTAACTACTAATGGATTATTTTCATTTATAATTTCTCTAACATGTTTTTCTAAAAACAAGTCATATGATTCTAATTGATGTTTTATTAATTCAGTACCTGCACCACGTGTAAGGAAATTATCAATGATATTCCATAAATTATCGTAAGATAACATATTATTTGATTTAGTTGAAGACATTTTGTTAAGATTGTTAAAATATAATTTAATATATATTAACAAATCAATTTTATTTTTATTTTTATCCAATATCCCGATTGTTTATATTAATATATATTCAGTTGAAATATCAAAATGAATATATATTAATATTATACGTTTATATATTTAACTGTATAATTAAGAATACAAATAAAGAATTCCTTTTCTAATTATCTACATAAATATTGACTAATTATATTATATACATATTATATAATAAGTTAATATGCAAGTCGTACATGGAAACTTAGAACTAAAAGATCATTTACATTTTGGAAGACCAAATTATATACGATTTAATCATGTAGAAAATAAATATGAATTTGTAATTGGTGGGGTAGGTGAAGTTTTTGAAATTAATACATCTGGTGTCGTTATTCCTGGAGATATTTCTATTTCAGGTGATTTGACTTTAGAAAATCTAACTATAAATGATCAAATTATAGCGAATTCTATTGTGATTGCTACAACTGGACAAATGGCAGAATTATCAGTAACTGAACTAAATGCGAATAATTTTAATCTAACTGGTAATTTAATTGTTAATTCAATATCAGTATCTGATAATTCAATATTTCATGATGATGTAACTATTGAAGGTGGATTAAATGTTTTAGGTTCAGTTACTTTTAGTGAAGGAGTCTTAATATCTGTAACTGAACCATTGTTACATTTAGCACAAAGCAATCCTGCTGATTTATTAGATATTGGATTTTTTGGAGAATATAATAATGGTACTACTACTGTTTATAGTGGTTTATTTAGGGATGCGAATGATAGTTTATTATGGAAATTATTTGATGGTATTACAGAAGAACCAAACCCTAATTTTGTTAATGTTGAACAACAACAATTCGCAAATATTAAGGTTGGTAATATGCAAGCACAATCTGGTATTATATCTGAAAGTTATGTTACAGTTGGTACTAATTTAACTGCTCCTGATATTGGAACTACAATTCTTGGTGTAACAGGTACTGCTAATATTGATACATTAATTCTCGGCAATTCTATAACTGCTCCAAATGGTTCTATTACTTCATTAACATCAAATGATATTGGAGTGACCTCTCTTGGTGTTACTGGGACTGCTACAATTAATAACTTAATTGGAACAACAATTAATATTCAAGATGGTGCTATTACGAACTTATCATCAAAATTTATTGGTGTGACAACAATTGGTATAACTGGTGAACTTAATGTTGAAGGTAATTCAACTTTTGCTGAAATTAATGGTACAAATATTATTTTATCTGGTGATTTAAATGCTGCTGATGAAATTATCGGTAATTCTTTAAGTATTACTTCCACAGGAACTTTTGGTAGTGATTTAACTGTTAATGCAAACGCAATAATAACAGGCGATTTAACAGTTGATGGTAATACTTTTTATGTTGAATCAACTGATAATCAAGTAGGTATTGGAACAACTGATCCAGCTTATACACTTGATGTTGTTGGTGATATTCACGCTTCTAATAAATTAAGCGTTAGTTCTATCGGAGTTACAAGTCATATTGAGTTTGGGTTGGGAATAAAACCTACTCATAATGAAGGAACTATTTTTTACGATAATACAGAACATACATTAGCTGTTTATAACGATGAAAGTGATGTAACACATCAATTAGGACAAGAAGGATATATTAGAGTTTATAATAACTCGGGAGGTGCTATTAATAATGGTCAAGTTGTGTATATTTCAGGGAACGAAGTTGTTGAAAATAGACCTACAATTGCTTTAGCATTAGCAAACTCAGAATCAACATCAAGAGTTATTGGTGTAGCTACGCATAGTATTGAAGATAATACATTTGGTTATATTACAAACTGGGGGTTAGTCAATGATCTTAATACAT